CCATATCCAAATGACCAATCTTCTTCTGCATTGAGTTGACGTTCAGTCAAGGCAAAGATTATCTTGCGTAGCATGGATGGATGTACCATCGCATAAGCGCATCTGTCTATGTCCAATGGCTGACCGGCAGTCTTTAAAGGCATTTCAATCAAGCCACTACTTCTATTAGCTTTCGTATACTCAATCAATGTAATTGCACAAGACAATCCGCTATCCTCAAGCTTGTCCACAAGTGACAGGATGCTTGCACCTCTACGCATCAAAGTCGTTTCCTTGATGTGCGCTGATGCACTTATGTTGACCTTGATCTCAACCACTCTACCCATAGAGCGTTCATCACCAAGCGGACTCATCATATGTGAAGGGCAACCTGACACATACAGAGGTATGTTAGGCATGTATCCGGCTACGTTGTACTCATGTGATGGCAGTCTCTCGAATGACGTAGATGCATGAGCCATATTCAATTCATCAGACATGTGTTCCCTACCATCTTTCCATCCATACTCTGCGAGTTCCATAGCACCATTAACGTCTACGTTACCACTCCATTTGTCAGGGGCATCATCAGATGCACATCTACCCTTCCATCTAGGTATGTTAGGGTCTTTTAAAAACCCTAACATTTCATCAAAGGTCTCAAACCTCATAGCAAAATTATTATTAGCCATAACTTTCTCCTTGTTTAAACAGTCTTACACACCAGCTTCGGTACGAATCCTCTTCACAGTATCATCATCCAAGCCACCAAATACGTACTGACTAAGCACATCCTCCATGTCACATCCATCAAGTATTGCACGTCCACCCTTGATGCTTGCTCTAGGTGATATGACACAACGTATCTTCATGTCATCCTTTGCCTTACGTAACTTCTGTACGATCTTCGTAAAGTTCCTATCAGGACTGATCTTCAACTCAAGCTTTTCATCATAGTCAAGGCTGATGACTGGCTTGAACCTGTCAATCGTTGCACCATCAAGCTGATTCCTACCTACGTACTCTCTGTCTGCACCTCTACCATATGTGTTGGCACATGCAATCAAGCGGAAGTTCGGATGCTTTTTAACCACACCGCAAGGGAAGTCAGCTACGTCATTCTCCATTGATGCATTGAGAGCAACCAATGCTTGTGGATTAGAACCATCGATTTCATCGAACAGGAACAAACCACCATCACGAAAGCATTTGACGAATGAGGACTCAACGTAGTTGCCATTGGCATCCATGTAACCTCTTACTTCGTAAGCTTGGAACATAGCACCTGACATACCGAATTGATAATCATCTTGGTCAAAGGCTTTGCCTAACATGTCTGTCAACTGCGTAGCCATAGTGGTCTTACCACTACCGGCACCGCCTACAAGAAGTACGTTATCACCACGTATCAAGGCTTTGAGTACCTGTGGCAACTTCTCATGCATGAGACCATCAAACTCAACCGCACCGCTAGGCTTGGGTATCTCAACCACAGTCTTACCACCGCCATGCTTTTCAATCAGATCAACGATCACCTTTTCATTGACACCATCGTGGCAACCATCATCCAATGTTGGATGCACCTTCTTGATGATATCAACGATCTCTTTCTCAAGAGCGTTCTTAGGCTCATACTCCGGAGGAGTATCAGACTCACCATCGCTATCAGACTCACGCTCGGACTCGGACTCGGAAGAATCATCCTTTTCACCATCTGCATCATCTGCATCATGTGGCTCAGCATCACCGCCATCGCCATCATCCGCATCAGCTTTTAGCTGAGCGATATCAATGTCGTTGTACAGAGCGATGAGTTCCTCATCGGACATCTGACTAGCACGTTTGCCATAGGCAACTGCTAACTTTTTAAGAACCCTACGCTCACCATCGGTGAGAGTATCCAATGTGCAAGGGAAACCAAACATTGCTTTAGCACTTTCAGCAATGCTGAGTATCAAATCTACATTCATGTGTATCTCCAATTAACTGCGTTTAAACAACGAACAGAGTATCAGTCTGCTCACAAGCCGGACATGGTGCAGTTTCCAAATCTAGCATAGCTACGTTCTTGCGACTTGTACGAAAGTGAAAGTCACAACTACCACAGGATACTTTCAGCATCCTAGTGGA